CAGGTCTGACATTTGATATGTCCCACTGTGGTAATTCACCCATATATAGGTGTCCTATAAGTTTACGCAGTGCTTTTGCCCATCCTTCTTTGCTGTCTTGCACAGTTATGATAGTAGATACATCTTCAATAACTTCAGGAATGTCTGGAAGCTTACTTACATAATGTCTTTCAACAGAGAAACCGACACCTGTACCACACAATAGTATATACATCGCCTCGTCAAAAGACTTAGGGTCATCAACTGGTAGATAACTACAGTTGTAACCTGCTGTATTATCTCTTTCAAGGGCAGGACCTGCGGTCATTAGTGCTCTCATACTTGGCATAACTTCTAAGCCAGTTATAGCCCTTTTTAGCTCCGTTAAAGGTAAGTTACCTAATACCTTTGTTGATATAAAGTCTATATATCTACTTACTGTTTCTTCCCACGTTTCTCTTCTGTTTTCATCAGGTAGCCATCTAGCATACCTAGAAATAGCTATGAATGATTGATAGTCTGTTGGTAGTGTGTTGTTCATCTGTTATCCCCTGACCCATGTATTTTATTTCTGTCTCGCCTGTCGTGTAGCTTTTCTAAGTTTACTGTCGCCACTGTCTGTAAGTCTGTGCCAATATAGTTAGCTAAAGCTGTAACATAAAATAATACATCACCTAACTCTTTTTCAACCTCTGACTTAGAGAACTCTTTATCTCTAACTACCTTCTTTATCTTCTCCGCTACTTCTCCTGCTTCACCAACTAGACCTAGTGTATTCTCAATAAGTCTATTCTTTTTTTCTGTTACAATTAACTTCTCTACTTCTTCTCCATATACTTTCATATTTATTTTTTGTTTAACCATGTTTTTTAATTTTCACTCCTTCCAACGCTATTCCATCAATGTCAAATAAATAGTCTTTTAGTAAATCTTTTAATGCTTGTTCATCTTGTTCTTTTCCATCATAATTTATAGGTAGTATGTTTTCTTCTTCGTCTACCTCTATTATCATATTTACTGTGAACTTCATTTCTCTAACTCACTAATCATTTTGTTTAAATAAAATCTAGCCTTTTGTAATTGCTCTAAAGGTACACCTTTCTTATCCCATCTCCATACATATTTAAACACATTACCCCACAGATCACCAATGAAAGGAGACACACTAGACCCTTCCATCATAGCTTTCATTGCCTCTATACATTCTATACTTCCGTTAGTATAATGTTCTGGATGGTTTACATTATCTTTCATCTTTGTTACTCCAATCTACTCTAATAATGTTGTCTTTATTTTCTACAACTTCGAGCTTAGGTACTTTAGGTGTGTGCTTTTGTAGGAAGCCTGACATCATATGTCTAAACTCCGAATCAATCTCCATTATTCTAATCACTTCCATCATAATTGTCAACATATCAATTACACCATCATGCGTCCCTTTGTCCCACTTATTGTCGTCACTGTATAATAAGCTGAACGTACTCTCTCCTGTAGCTCTACCAAGATCGTCTGTATCAACGGATATAACCAGAGCATAATCATCTTTTTTTATATATTGTTTTTCCATGAGACTATAGTTTTATCCTTTTTTTCCGTTCTGTCAACCATTGTTTTGGTATCTCTTGATGTGCATACAAAAAACCATGTCTATCACACCAATCAGAGTACCGTGTCTTAGATCCCTTCCTTAAAAAGTTGTTAGCATTTTGGAATAAAAACCTTATGTCTAGGTCAGGATACTGTTCTTTTATTAGTAAATGTTTGGTTCTGTCACTTGGTCTTAGCCATCCTTTCGCCTCAATAATAATACCATTGTTAAGAATAAAGTCAGGCTTATAGTATCTGTGTCGTAAGACAGCGTATTTAATTCTAATTTCTTCATACCTAACCTTCTGTTTTACTGATCTAAGCCACTTTGCTACATCATACTCGAACTTGCTCTTTAACTTCAGCTTTGCCATCTGCAACCTTTACATAATTAATCAGAGGAGGGTTTGAAGATCTGGAAACTTTAGAAGGTAAAACTTGAAGATCCGTCCAACAAGCATCCCTAAAAGAACATAGACTACACTCTATACCTAGCTTTGTGTTACCACTAGCCTTACCATAATACGTTTCTTGTATAGGTTCGTAGCATCTTTCAAAAGGCTCATCATCTTCTATGTAGGCAATAGTTTCATCAATCTTCTTTAACTCTTCATCCATGTTGAGATCGTCTGCATCAACATACTTGAAGTTTCCGTTGGCTTTATTAACTGCCCACCAACCTCCTGCCTTTACTCCTCTAGCCTTAGCATATCCTGCGAGTTGTGCAACATAACCAAAACTATCTTTACTCTTTAACGTAGTGAAGTCCACGAATTTGTTTTCGTAAGACCAAGGTGACGTAGACTTTACATCATCTACTTTATCGTTTAGAACTAAGTCATAACTTCCCTCTATGTCTTTCTTTTTAGTTTTTAATACTACCTTTTTACTGTCCTCAAATTTTACTTTAGAGGCTCGTAGAAGTCCCTTAAATACTGCCTCTACGAGATCCCCTAGTATCATATTGATTAAGAAGTAAGGCGAATCAGATTGTCTCTTCTCAGGGCGGTTCTTTTCAAACCAAAGCTGACACTTCTTACGTCCCAAGTTAGACATACGAAGCTTAAACTTACGCTTTTCCCCTGAGAACTGGCGAGCTAGAGCACTCTCTACATCTTTGGCTATGTGGTGGAGGGTAGCCTTATTCATCTTGGCTTTACCAAGTGAAACTTTCTGTAGAAACTCGTGTATCGCCAGTTCAGCAGGATGGTTCATCTATTCTTCCTCAATCTCTACGATAGAAGATACGATGTCCTCGTCTGCTTGAGACAATTCCTCTGGTCTTCTATGCTCTTCCCATTTGGAAAGAGTGATTGAGT